ACGTATCGATTCCTACTACATCATCAACAGCTGCTGTAACATTCTTTGGTAGCCAATACAATGCAAGTGGATATGGTATCGTTTCTCCACAAAACATTGTGATGCACCGCAATGCATTTACCATGGCCATGGCTGACCTGGAATTACCAGAGGGAGTCCATTTCGCTGGTCGTGCTTCTGATAAAGAGATTGGTCTTTCCATGCGTGTTGTCCGCCAATATACCATCAACAATGATTCTATTCCGACTCGTGTTGACGTATTGTATGGTTGGGCTCCTCTCTATCCTGAACTCGCTTGTCGTGTTGCAGCTTAATTAACGAAAGGAAAATATCATGGCAAATCCAGGACCAGCAGTAACCAATTCAACCCACCCATCGAATGTAACGACTTCACAGTCATTACGTTTGATTGCAACGTTGAAGAACGTGAACGCTAACGCAATCGCTAATTACCCTATGCAAGTAAACAATAGTTCTGTATTTTTACCACAGAGCTTAATTGTTACTAACCTAAACAATGCTGGAGTTTCAGTAACTCCTACAGGTTTAGCATTAGGTGTAGCGACAACAAGTGGTGGCTCAAGTTTATATGGAGCAATAACAGCATCACAATTAAGCACCACAGTAGGTGTTTCATTGGTTGCTCCTTCAGCACAAACTACAGCAACTACAGTTCAAAACCTTTATTTAAACGTAACAGCACCATTAACAACAGCAGTAGCAGGTGCAACATTTGACGTTTATGTATATGGTTATGACTTTAGCGTATCAAGCTAATCACCAACAGAAGTAAATAAAGAAAGCCATGCTCAAAAAGTGTGGCTTTTTTTCTTAAAAAACCTATAATTGAATTAACCTTTAAAGGAAAAAATATGTCATCAACAACTATTTCTCGTGGTAATGTTCTATCACAAACTTATATCGGACCATCTCTAACCCCTGTTTCAGTAGCATCCTACACAACAGCTGCTCAAACATTTAATATTGCTGGACTATTAACAACTGACATCGTTCAGTATGTGGGTTTAGCAGGTGCTCAAACAGCAGGAGTAACAGGAGCTGAATGTGATGTATTAACGAACGGTGTTTTAACTGTTGCATTTTTAAATAGTACATCAGGAGCAGTAACACCAGCTCCAGGCACTTATGTATTTTGTATAACTCGTTGTGAAAACTTGCCTTTACCTACTACAGCAGTCTAAGGAGAAATCATGGCTTATAACTCAGCATTTGGACCATTTGGACCGACTTATTTAGTAGGAACAAGTCCTGTCCAAGTAAAATCAAATAACAATGTATATCCATCAGGGTATCGTATTGTTAATTTAACAAGTAGTTTAGTTCGAGTTGGTTGGTCTCCACAAGAGCCTAATGACGCATCAGTTACCCCTGTAGCTACTACTCCAACTTCTAGTGGAATCGCTAATGTTCTATCTATACCTGCAAATGGTGTAGGAGTATTTAGTAGTATTCCTCCAAATGCTTGGTTTATAGCAAGTGCAGCAACAAGTTTAGAAATCACTCCAGGCGAAGGAATATCATAATGAGTTCAAATAAAGTCGCAACGACAAGCACACAAAACATCGTTCCTGTTCAAGCTGAATTTGATGTTAATGGAAATTGTTTAGGGTTAGTAGGACCAGGAGGAGTTTTCTTTAATCCACCTATTTCTACTGACACCATTACAAATTCCACGATTACAGGCTCAACGATTAATAGCACTTCTATTGGTGCTACAACTCCGAGTACAGGTGCATTTACAACTTTAACGGCTAATACACTTAATTTAACAAATGCTCTTGGTGTAGCAAACGGTGGTACAGGATTATCAACATTAACATCAGGATATATACCGTATGGTAATGGTACAAGTGCGTTTGGAAGTAGTGCTAATTTAACTTTTAACGGCACATTATTAAGTGTTACTGGAAACATTAATTCAACAAATACTTGTACTTTGGCACAAACCGATGGCCAATTATTAATACTTGGAAATCAAACTGCTGGTGGTGCAAAATTAGATGTTCAAACTGCTAGTGGTACTGCTTCAACTTTAAGGCTCTATCAACAAGGCGTTAGTAACTTTACAATTTCTGTTCCAGCAAGCACAGATGCTTTAACTTTTTCATCTTATGCTGGCGAACGGATGCGTATTGACTCTAGTGGTAACTTGTTAGTGGGGACTACAAGTGCATCAATCAACAATAGTAATTCGATTGTTTTAGGAACTCCTACTGCCGCTAATCTTTATGTAAATCATTTAAATGGTGTATCTTCTGGATATTCTTATGCAACTTTTGGTTATAACGGCTCACAAATTGGCTCTATTAGTCAATCAGGCACAACTGCTGTAAATTACAACACATCATCAGACCAACGCTTAAAGACTAATATTGTTGATGCTCCTGATGGCAATATTGACCAAATCAAGATTCGTTCTTTTGATTGGAAATCTGACGGAACACACAACACTTATGGCGTTATTGCCCAAGAATTGGTAGAGGTAGCACCATACGCAGTTCACCAACCCACAAATCCTGATGAAATGATGGGTGTTGATTATAGTAAATTAGTACCTATGATGATTAAAGAAATTCAAGATTTAAAAGCAGAAGTAAATCAACTTAAACAAAAACTAGGAGTTTAATATGTCAGCAACAATAAATTGGACTGTAGATTGGTTAAATACTAGCACTCAAACAATTAACGGATTTTCACAAGTAGTAGTTAATTGTGGTTGGAGATGTACTGGGACTGAACAAGCAGGTAATCCTGAAAAAACTTATACCAACTCTGTTTATGGAACTTGTAGTTTTGTAGAGCCACCTGCAGGCGACCCAAACTTTGTTCCATTTGCAAACCTTACGCAACAAGAAGTAATTAATTGGTGTTGGGCTAATGGTGTAGACCAAACTGCTACTGAAGCTGCTGTAAACACAAATTTAAACAATTTAATTAATCCAACTGTTGTACAGCCACCTTTACCTTGGCAAACATTAGAAGCTCCTATAACACAACCAGCTACTGCCTAAAAATGACTGCACCTATCGACATCATTAGCCGAGCATTAAAAGATATTGGAGCATTAGAAGCAGGGGAATCTCCTAGTCCTGAAGCTGCTCAAGATGCCTTTGATATGTTAAATGACCTTATAGACCAATGGTCTAATGAGGATATGATGGTATATAACACAACAGAGATTATATTTCCGTTAATATCAGGTCAAATTCAATATACGATTGGTCCGACAGCATCAACAGCTAATTACATAGGTGCAAGCATATTAGGAACAATTACAGGTAATATTTTAACTGTTACAGGTGTAACAACAGGAGCAGTCGCACAAGGTCAAACTTTAAAAGGTGCAAACATACCTACAGGCACAAAGATTGTTCAATTTATTACAGGTGCAGGTGGTAATGTCAATGAAGTAGGAACATATCAATTAAGCAATCCTGCAACAACATTAGCACCTAGTTTCACAGCTTCTATTTCAGGAACAACTTTAAATGTATCAGCAATAACGCAAGGATATTTAGGGGTAGGAGCTGTTATAACAGGTACAGGAGTATCAGCAAATACGGCTATACAAAGCGTTTTAAATGCTAGTGGTGGTGTAGGTACATATACTGTTAATAACTCGCAAACAGTCGGTAGTGAAGCTATGACAGCAACTATTACACCGATACCGATTACAGCATATTATCAAAAGCCATTATTTATAGACCAAGCCTATGTTCGAGTAAATACACAAAGTAATGGTCAAGCTGTTCAAAATGGTGGATTAGATTATCAAGTAGCTGTTCTTGCTTTAGAAAATTACAATCAAATAGGATTAAAGACATTAAATGGCCCATGGCCAAAAGCTCTTTATTACAATCCTAATGCTGACCATGGCAACGTATTTGTATGGCCTAATCCATCACAAGGTGAAATGCACATGTTCTCATCTACTATTTTTAGTGGATATGAAACATTTAACGATACGATAGTATTACCTCAAGGCTATTCAATGGCTCTTAGATGGTGTCTAGCTGAAAGATTGATGCCTATGTATGGCAAGGCTTCACAAATACAAATTGGAATGATTCAAGGATATGCTGCTCAAGCTAAATCTACTATTAAACGCAATAATATGATGCCTATTGCAGCTGCAGGTTATCCTGATTCAATGTTGGTTGGAAGGGCAAAAGATGCTGGTTGGATACTTAGCGGAGGTTTTTTCAGGTGATTCTTTACGCATATTGAAAGGAAAGCACCAAAAGAAACTAGCGAAAAAGGATTTTTATTACATACTTGCGATAATCCGTCATGTTGTAATCCAAAACATTTGTGGATTGGTACTCATAAAGACAATATGGAAGATAAGGCAAGAAAAGGTAGAAGCCCTGATTTTTCTGGTGGCAAAGGTCCAAGGTGCAAACTTACAATGACACAAGCAAGAGAAGCTAGAGAACTTAAAAAAAATGGTATGAGTACAAGAGAATTAGCATTAAAATTTGAAATAAGTTTAGCAAGTATGAAAACTTTAATTCGTGGTGATTCTTATAAGGAATCTGAATAATGGCAGACTTTGGTTTTGTAGGTGCAAGTTATGAAGCTCCATCTTTGTACCAAGATGCACAGGAGTGCATTAATTGGTATCCTGAAATAGACCCTACTAAACCTCAAGGCTCTAGAGGAGTGATTGCTTTATATCCGACACCTGGACTTACATCAATAGTGGCTTTATCTCCACAAGCTGAAGTTCGTGGCATGAGAACAGTATCCGGTGGTAATTATATGGTTGCTGTTTGTGGATATTATGTTTATGTATTAAATTCTACTTTTACCCCTACGATTATTGGTCAATTAAATACAAATAGTGGTCGTGTAGGAATTACAGATAACGGAGTAAACGTCTATATTACTGATGGAAACTATCGTTATACATGGAGAATTTCAAACCCAAGTGCTGCTATATTTCAAGGAACAATATCAGGGAATACCCTGACAGTTACTCGTGTTATTAGTGGAACAATATCTGCTAATCAAGCATTATTTGGTTTTGGAGTTCCAGCTGAAACAGTCATTGTAAGTGGTTCAGGAACGACTTGGACATTAAATAATTCTGCAACAATAGCAACACCTGAGCAAATGAATTCAGCGAATGTTGCTTCAGTTATTACAGCGTCTATCGCAACAACTACTTTAACAGTATCAGCAGTTACTTCAGGAACATTATATGTCGGTCAGACAATAACAGGCACAGGAGTAACACCAAACACGATTATAACGGCTCTAGGCAACGGAACAGTTCTAAGTGCTAGTATTACTACAGGTGGAACAGGGTACGCTGTAAACGATACTGTATCGGTTTTAGGTGGGGTTTATGGAAATAGTCCAGCTACTTTTACAGTAACTTCCGTTTCATCAGGAGTCGTAACAGGCTTAACTCAAACTTTTTCAGGTGCTTATACATCACTTCCAATAAATCCCGTATCGACTTCTACCAATAACGTAGGAACAGGGTTAACCCTAACACTAACATTTGGAACAGGAACAGGTGGAACAGGCAATTATGTGATTAATAATTCACAAAGTATTGCTTCAAGAACCATGTATGCCTTGAATTTTAGTGTTATACCTACGACTGATGGTGCATTTAGTGGTGCTACAGTTGTTGATGTTGTGGACAATTATTTTGTTTATAACGACCCTAATACGCAAGAATGGGCAGCTTCTAATATTTTAAGTCCAATTACTTATTCATTAAGTTATGCGAGTAAGTTTACTGGTCCTGATAATCTTGTATCTTTAATATGCGACCATGGGCAAGTCTATTTATTAGGGGAAAACACGAGTGAAGTATGGGCTGATGTTGGGACATTTCCATTTCCATTTCAAAGAATACCTGGTTCTTCTAGTCAGCAAGGTATTGTTGCTCCATTTTCTATTTCAAGACTTGGAAATTCTTTTGCTTATTTAAGTAAAAATAATCGTGGTCAAGCTGAAATAGTGCAAATGAACGGATATTTTCCGACTCGTATTTCAACCCATGCTGTAGAAAATACTTTAGTTGACCAATATATTGCTGATGCTGTTGCTTATACTTACCAATTAGAAGGACATGAAGTATATGTAATATCGTTTCCTACGATTGATTTAACATGGGCTTATGATATTGCAACAGGAATGTGGCATAAATGGTTGTGGGTTGATAGCAATAACGTATATCATAGACATAGAACACAAGTTTCAGCATTGTTTCAGGGCATAGTATTAGCTGGCGATTGGGAAAATGGACAAATTTATCAAATAGATTTAAATAACTATACTGACAATGGCGATACTATTCGTAGATTAAGACGAGCACCTCATTTAGTTTCAGATTTACAGCGTCAATATTTTGAAGAATTACAGATACAGTTTCAGCCAGGCGTAGGCTTAACAGGTGTAACTGTTCCGTTAAATGGTGAAGTAGTGGGTGCAAACCCTCAAGCTATGTTGCGATGGAGTAATGATGGTGGCTCAACTTGGAGTAATGAGCATTGGTCAAGCATAGGATTAATTGGTAAATATAAGAATCGTATTATTTGGCGAAGATTAGGTTGGTCAAGGGATAGAGTATTTGAAGTAACTGTTACTGACCCTATAAAAGCCGTTATTGTTTCAGCAAATTTAAAAGCTAGTGTAGGAGAAAACTAATGTCTCAGAATAGCAATTTATGGGGAACAGGTGTTAATAATCCATACCCACAAACACCATTATTAGATGATGGCAATAAAATGCCGACTAGAGCTTGGCAACAATGGTTTTTAAATTTATTGAATTTTGGTTCAGCACCAACAGCAACAAAAGGTAGTGGAACATTACCGACAAATCCTGTAGGATTTATTAATGTAACTGTTAATGGTAAACCTTATAAAGTGCCTTATTACAATGTCTAACATTATTGATAATTCTTTAGAAAAAGTTAAGTTTAGACAAGACATTTTGTCTGTTCAAAACGGATTACAAGAAATGATTAAAAATGGTCAAATTGAATCAAAATTAGAAGATTGTATTGTTAAGCATTATTTTTCTCCTATTGATGAAAAATACGGATGTTGCACTTATGCTAGAGAAATGTTTATACCCAAAGATACTTTAATAATAGGTAAAATACATAAACATCAACATTTAAATATTATTTCAAAAGGTAAGGTAATTGTTTATACCGAATTTGGAGAAAAACATTTAGAAGCACCAATTACGTTTGTTTCTGAAATAGGTTTAAAGCGTTCAGTTTATGCTGTAGAAGATACTTTATGGACAACTATTCATTTAACTAAATTTGCAAATGAAAATGATTTAGATAAAATTGAAGATGAAGTAATATCGCCTAATTATGAAAACATGGGTTTAATTGATTCTGTCGATGCTTTATTAGAAAACAAAGGAAATATATTATGACTTGGGGAATGACTGCTATTGCTGGAGCTACTGTAGCTGGCTCATTAATTAGTGCTCAAGGTGCTAAGAGTGCTGCTCAAACTCAAGCTAATGCACAAGCAGCTGCACAAAATCAATTATTGCAAACAGGTGGTCAAGCAGCTAATTTGTATCAACCTTACCAAAATTTAGGCACAACATCATTAAATCAAATTAATGCAAGCATGCCTTATTTAACAAGCCAATTTAGTAATCAAGATTTAAATGCTAATTTAGCACCTAATTACGCTTTTCAATTACAACAAGGTCAAGGTGCAACAAATGCAGCTGCAAATGCTACAGGTGGAATGGTAAGTGGAAATGCTTTAAAAGGTTTACAAGATTACACACAAAACTTTGCAGCTAATGCTTATCAAAACGCATTTAATAACTACACAGCAAATCAAACTAATCTTTACAATCGTTTATCAGGATTAGCAGGAATAGGCTTACAAGGCACAACAGGTGCAGCCAATGCAATGATTGG